AAAAAAGGTGAGGGGAGCCAACAGTCAAGGATGTTCGCCTGAGGGTGTCAACTCCCCTCTGGTACATAGGCGGATTGACTTCCAAGCTTCCAAGACGCCGTGCATCTGTGCTGAAGTGTGATTTCTCGCCTGCACCATTATTTTTATTTATAATTTATTTTTTTAACCTATCGAGAACACCATGTTTTTTGAGAACTTCTCTTGTTTTAATTTCTTTAACTGTTTTGGTAGAACCACCATATCTATCTGCGAGGGGGGAGCCAGGATTCGAATGTGCAATCTGTTCTAATCTTTCATTCATACCACCATCAATCTTTGGAGCTGTTGCACTAATGTGATCACCAACAAAAGCTACTAAAGCTGGTCTTTGGCTAATGTGAGGATTATCTAACTTATACTGATCAAGTTCAGAAATTTTCATAAACTTTTCAAAATTTTCATCAGTATTTTTGTTATAAAAATTATATGTTGGCATTAAAGTCAAACTCCAGTTGAGTGTTAGCTGCTTGTTTTTTCAAAGCATTAAGTTCATCAGTCAATTCTTTTATTCTAATATATGCGTCATACAACTGTTCTTGTTGTACTGCGATATTATCTTTGAGCAAGGTATGTAAATCTTTCATTGAACCACTCCGGCTGTTGTCTAAGTTTCCATGTTGCAAAGTTTGACTTCTTTACTATGTAGTAGGTTTGGTATGCTGACACTGTGTCAGTAGTTTTACAATCATTAGGCATACATTGTGGTGGATCACTAAACTCATTATGAGGAATGTTTGTTGGCAAATCCTTGAGAAAATTTATATAACCTTCACACGCATGTTCTTTTCCATAACGATGTGTATATTCTTTGAGTAAATTAATCCACAGAGAATACAACCATTTGTAGTTTGTTTTAGATTCCCGAACCCACAGGTTTGAAGGGTGATTGACATGTGACGCTTTCATTAGATTGTCTTCCATTACTTTGTCTTTTAACTTCCAGCGTTTAATCTTTCTCCCATTCTTGGTAAGACCATAATATTGATTGCCGTCAAGCACACGATGAGCTGTTGACATAAGCTGTGGATATTCAATCACCATTTTACAAACGTGTTTGTCACAGTGCATTTGGGCTGCAATCTTGGGATCGCGATCTACATAGAATATATTCATTCTTTTCTCTTTTTTTCATTCAATAGTAGTATTTTACCAAGCTTCTCATCAATTGTCAATACCCTTTCAGTCTCAATCATATCAATAATTAAGGAAGTAATATCTACTTCTTTACTAAGTTCACGAATCTTTCGTTCTAACTTTATAAGAGTTTCTCTGTAGTAATCTATCTCTTGTTGTTTACGAAGTCGTTGTTCGATTAAATCTGATAATGATATTATATTATCAGTTGGTTTTTCGATCACTTCTATATGTCACCTTTAGCTCTATTCTCAGAACGAGTAACTTCGAAACCATCAGGATATCTATCTTCTAATTTAGAAATGTTCATGGTAATGATATCACTTAAATCTGTATCTAATGCAATACACGCTTGAGCAACATACCACATAACATCACCAAGTTCACGTTGCATATGATATTTGGTGTGTTCGTCCATAGGTTTCCCCTGAAAGATAACCTTCTTAACAATCTCAGTGAACTCTCCAGATTCAGCTGACAACCCCAATGCGGCTGTTAGCATACGTTCTGGAGCCATTCCCTGTTCTTTAACTACGTCACAAGTTTCTTTAAAGTAACTTATGTGTTTGGAAGGATCGCTTGTAGTGTGGTCTACGAAACTCACATAATCATTTAAAAAATTACTACCCATTCGCAGGCCCCGGCATTTGATGATAAATTGCGTGGTCATCTACCATGTATTCATCAGTCCAGTTGAAAGCTTCTTTGACAACATTTGCAGACAGACCTTTATATGCTTGATGTAAACTTTTATCTTTTGCAGCTACAAGAACGTCTGCTTCAGAATCATGCAATCCTTCAAGCATCTGAACAAACATAGTCTCTCTTTTCGTTTGACTAAGAGAAGGATTGCCACCCTCTATGTAATGATACAATCTTCTACTTTCATACGCAAGAGTGCTGTGTTCAGTGCCAGCTGGTGCTTCGTTTCGTTTGAAAGGAACTTCACCTTCTGGTAGTGACCATTTGATTTTGGGGTCAAATGATGACTTGATAACCATTCTTAGTGACGGGCTATCATACTCTTTTAACAGAGCAATCTTGTTTTGTTTTGTTTTTGCTTTGGACACCTTGTCCAAAATTTCTGATATTAATAAATCCATTCTAAAATTCTCCTATAGATTCAGTTAGAGTTTTTAATCTCTTTTTAATAAAGTAGTTCAGTAATTTGCTACGGTCATTAACTATTGCTTCCTTATATGTATGTATTATCTCAGACGACAATTCTTCTGGGCAACAAGTAAGGTCAATTAATTTTTTGTTTCTTTGGTAGTTACGTTTTACTTCATCGTTTGGTAAAACATCATCAATGTTATTATCAATCCAAGATGAAATCTTTTTAGCACCTAACGGCCGTTGACGCAATCCCTCAGTAAAAGTATTATCGGGCGATAGTACATTGGGTATCCCATCACTGGTATCACCTTTAAAAATATGTTCTTGGAGATATGTAACAGGATTTTCGCCGTCTATTAATTTTTTAGTAATTGGACTATACTGTTTTACATTAGGATACTTTTGTAGTTGAATAAAATCTTTATCTCCAGATAGTATCATAACTTCATCAGAAGTTTCTGCACTAAGAACACCGATAATATCATCAGCTTCTGCACCATATATTTCTATGAACTTATAAGGTAAGTTTTCAGAAAATTCTTTTTTGATTTTGTTAAGACACTCAAAGATAGCATCCCAATCATGGTTTGATTTCTTTCTGGTAGTCTTACGAGAAGCTTTGTATTCTGGATAATAGTCTCGCCTCCAATAGTGTTTGGAATCATAACATAATACCAATTCACCAAACTCAGATTTAAAACGAGTACGATACATGCGTAACGAATTTAAAATCATATGGCGAACCATATTATCATCTGGTTTAGTTTGTTTAGTCATATGCAAATGCATCATAACACTTGCAACTGAAATTTGGCTCATATCAACTAGAATCATTATCATCTTCCAACATAAACAACTCTATGAATCTGCTCAAATGTTCCATGTTAACATCAGTGTGAGTAGCTCCATCGTTGTCTTTATCAACATCAACAAACCTATCCACAATGTTTTGTGTGGGGTATGGTATCTCCATTCCCCTGTAAACCATACCTTTTGTAAATTCAATTATCATACCAAGGTCGTTTATAAGTTTTCCATCACTTATGGTAATTTTATTATCGTTACACATTTGTACCATGTGAACAATCAACTCTTGTGTCAACTCTTCAGCAAACTCCATTTTCATTTCAAGTTCTGCTTCAATGTCTTCGGGTTGTTTTACATGTAATTTTTTCCATGGCCCCTTAATGACATTATTTTCAATATCTTCTTCCAAAAAATTATTCTCCTAATGCCATTTCTTTTGTCCACACACAACCCAAATCAGGATAGAACGTATCAATATCTCGTTTTGGTTCGCCTTTCTTTGGCCCATACCAATAGTATGCTAAAGCTTTGCAAGAACTCTTTATTTTGTTTTGCATGTATTCGCCATAGAACATATCTATCCAATCGCCATTTTTGAGGTAGTATTGCATGTTGCGAACATACCCTTCATGCATAGCAAGTTTTGAACTTGCACCTTTAACATTTTGTCGTACAGATGCACGTTCACTTGTCGCATATGATTTTTGTGTTTTAATCCACTGCTTAACTTTATCTGGATGCAACTGATGTTCTTCATCAAGTTCTCTTAAACTTATATGAATACCAGATAAACCATACTCAGGATTTTTTGCAGCTCTTACAGCTCTTGCTTTTGCAAGACGTTCTGATGCAGCTTTCCTTTGTTCCTCAGTCATAGGTTTACGAGGTTTACGAAACTTCTTTCTTACAGGTGCTTCCCACTTACTGTTGTCTGTGGTAGCAGTTATTTTCTTTCGCACCATAATTTATCCCCTTGTAAGATATTGAAAAATACCATTTAGAAAAATTGCAACTGCAACTGCATTTACAATTATTAATGCTCGGTCGTTCCAAATGATTGAAACAACTAACCAACCAGCAACACCAACGCACTGTAAATACATATTGTAGGGATACATGTTGTTAGTGGTCATAATCATTGCAATAATAAGCACGATTGAAGATGCCCATTTCATATACCATACAAATGGTTGTTGAAATTTTAACGGAGTTGAAGTTTTAGAAGCATTTTCATATTCTTCCAGTTCAACAATTTCTACTTTTTGGTTAGTATCCAAGTTCTTCCTTCCTCTTTTTTATTTCTCTTTGTTGTCTACGAATTGAAGCTGCTTTAGTTTTTCTGCGTTTAGAGCCTTTTGATTCATAGAACTCTCGTTCTCTAAGTATATTAAAGAGGCCATCTTGTTGTAGCTTCTTTTTCATAATTTGGATAGCTTTATCAACATTATTGTTGCGAACTTCCACTTTCATTTACCAATGTCCTTTACGTTGTCTTTGGTGATTACTTGGTACGCACCTTTATTGTATGCAGGCGCAATAGTGTATCCAGCTGATATTTTTAGTTTCTCAGTGTTGTCTTTTTTTGTGCAACTATCTATGTTGCCCATATCCATACGACTAGGAATATATTTTGTCTCTCTACGATACACATCATGACCTTTCCACTCTACAAACTTCTTAGGTTTATTTTTAAGTTGGTCAGGGTGACAGCCATGTTTACGAAGAAACTTTTCGTGTGCAGCACGCTCTGCAATAATTCTCTTGTTTTTGGTAGGTTTCTTTTTTTTGCGTGTATTAGTTGTCGTATAATACGCAGGCAATAGATGCATAGTCATAATATAAATTTACCACAATTTGATGTAAAAAGTCAAGTACCATTAATGTTTTTTGCAATAATTTCTGATATTTTAATTAGTTGTTTATCACCATCTTCATCAGTTTTGGTCTGAATAAAACCATCCTTTTCTAACTTTTCAAGAACCCAACCCACAACCTTTTCATGCAACGTGCTGTTTTGCACATATCTGCCTAGTGAGTAAGCGACAGCAATTGCGCCTGTTGCAATAATTGTGTGAGTATAAACGTCCATGAAAGTATTTATTCCTCGTATTCTTCTACTAGTTTTTCAGTAAGTGCAATCAAATCATTCTCATCAACCACCTTTGCAAAGATAGATGATGCAAGTATTTCCTCTGCACGCCTCATGCACTCGTTATATACGGTGGCTGAATATTTCCATTCAATTTCAAAGGATGGTACATTTTGTTCGTAGTATTTCATAAAATTTCCTTATGCGGCCAACGCAAGTTTTACTTCTGGTCTGTAGTACAGAGCTCTATAACGTGGTGGGTACTTTTCTTTTGCTTTCTTCAAAGCAACCATTTCCCAATCGAACTCTTGTTTGTAGTCTTTCAAATCACGATGACACAAAGCATACTCTTTGATTTTTAACCTACTTAAATTCTTCTCTTCGTTGTTGAGAAGTATTTCAGTGATATCAGCACACCACATTCTATAGGTTTCCATCGCATCTTTTGGAACATACTCTGAAACTAGAGCTGCATGATAGAGTCTTATGAAAGTTTCATAATCAACTGCATCCATCACAATATCAAATATTTTGACTTCTGCATTTTTGTTAGACAGCGTATTCCACTCACAGTTAGAGTTGATTACATGATCGTGACTTGTCACAGTTTTTTTCTGGGGTTTGTCACAAAAGAATTCGAACTTCATATTTTTACTCACTTTTTTCATCATATATAACTATGCTAACACACCGAACAGGGTTTGTCAAGGCAGGACTAGATATATTTTGAATTAAACTCAAATCGCCACTCGTCAATATTTGTTTCAAAATACTCTTTTATGTAACTTTCGTCAACAATTTCCATACGTTCTTTGACGTACTCAAGTATATTTGAAAGGATTGTTTCTTTACTGGTGACATCTTCCAATTGCGAAAGTACCTCTTCAGCCGCATCAGCTGTGTAGTCTTCCATTTCCATTATCCAATTATTCACTTTACTCACTCAGTCACCTCTTTTTTCATCTTATGTAACCATTATAAGGGGTGGGCCATACTTTGTCAAGGCAAATTGCTATCCGTAAGTCATTGATTTTCATAGAGATTTGTAAATAGTTACTAATTCTTCTTTACCTTTGACCTTAATTTTGTCTATTTCAACACCTTTTAGGTCATTTGGTAACTGTTCTTGGGTGTATGAAGAATATATGGTGTTAACAATACTACCATCTTCCTTGTGATAATTACGAGTCGAAGCCTCTAATCTTGCAGCCAGATTGACTGCATCACCAATAACCGAATAGTCAAATCTGGTGGTACTACCCATATTACCCACAATGCATGTTCCTGTATTGACACCACTACCGATATTAATCTCTGGTAGTCCTTTCTCCTTCCATGCAGCCTTTAGGTTCTCAGTCTCCACCGCACACTCCATAGAGGTACGAACTGCGAGTTCTGCATGGTTTTCACAATCCAGTGGTGCGTTCCAAAATGCCATGATACAGTCACCCATGTATTTGTCTACCGTTCCCCCATTATCCAAGACAATCTTAGTCATGCGGTCTAGGTAGTCATTGATACACTCGACCAATCCTTCTGGGTCATCATTGTTTTTGTAGTATTCTGATATGGGTGTAAACCCAACAATGTCCATAAAAAGAAAACTCATCTCTCTACGTTCACCACCAAGTTTTAGTGCTTCTGGATTTTTCTGTAAAATTGCAACCTGTCTTGGGTCAAGGTAATGTTCAAACTGTTTCTTAATCTGTTGACGCAATCTAAACTCTTCCATGAACCGCAGGAAAGCTGCAACTGACCAAACCACAAACATAGTGAGAATAGGATAAGACCAATCTATTAGATAACTGTATTCAGTAAATAAGTATGAACTTCCATAATACGACCCAGCAAGAAACAATGGTAACAGTATCGCACCGAAATACCAACTTAGTGTTAACACCACCGCAGTCAGTATAAGTGACGCGACTAAGGTAACTGACAACTCTGCTAAATCAGACCAGAATGGCCTTGTGATATTTCTTCCTGTCATCATGGTTGTTATAGATGCAGCTATCAAATCATGGCTTTGAATAACTCCCACTGGTGTTGCAACTGGATTATCAATACCAGATGCAGTTGGTGAAAGTATAACAATTTTTCCTGTAAAATTTAATCCATCAAATAGTTCTTTTTCTGTCAATCTGTTTATCGCATAGGTTTTTGTTTTCCATTTAAAGTCAATCCAAATTGCGCCATTTGCATCAGTTGTTATTGTTTTGTATTTTGGTATGCGTAGTGCTTCAATACCACCCTCACCAATCTTCATCTGATAGCTCATATCTCCAGCAGCTGTTCTTAATATCTCCATAGATAACGATGGGTATAGTTGTCCGTCTATCTGAACCACTAAAGGCATCCTACGAACCACACCATCCCCCTCTGGTGCAATCAACATCATACCCACACCTATTGCAGATTTCGCAAATGATTCTATTGGCCCAACCGCACCCTCGTAATTATACACCCAAGGTTGCCAAGGAGCTCCTATCGTTGCAACTCCTCTGGGTACAGGATTGCCTTTGGTTTGGTTTGCTGGTATTTGTCCTATGATGGTGGGAGTCTTTTTCAACATCTCATCAAATTGCTGATCGCCACCCATTCTATCTGCATCTGCAAATAATACAGGCACTACAACAATCGCAGCTCCCATGCGATACAATTCTTCAATGTCTTTTGCTAATTCGTTTCTGGGCCAAGGCCATTGACCATTTTCTCTTATAGAATCATTATCTATTTCTACAGTTACAATCTTTTCTGTGATTGTTTCCTGTTGTGTTCTTTGGTGTTGGTCTAGTGCTTTCAGTCGCACCATATCCAAAAACCAAGGGTCTGAATAACGAATACCACAAAAGAGCAAGATAACTAATATAGAGACAATCCATTTTTTCACTTTAATTTCCTTGTGTTAATGATATTCCACAACCGCCAGACGTTTGACAATTTTGTGTTAAACTATACGATTGATTAGTACTACCCTGTTGTTTTAAATCTAAATCTGTGTGATAACTTCCTGTTAAATCTATTGTCGCAGTATGAGCTCCACTATCTTTCTGAATTATAGATTGTTCGCCACCATCAGTTCGTACAGTCATGTTTAATGTTTTATTTCCGTTACCATTTTGGTTTACAAAAATATCGTTATTCTCACCGCCATATGTATATAGTTGGACATAATGATCTGCATTTCCTGTACCAGTTTGTTGTCCTATCTTTATATTATTGCTGCCAGAATGTAAATCTAGATTAGTGGTATGTCCACCATATTCTTCAGAACTAGATCCAGAACAAGACGTAGATGTACTGCTGGCAAAAGTAGATCCTTGACACACATGAACATTGTTGTTGTTGCTTTGTATGTGAAACCCGACTTTGTTTGAATCAGAACCAATAGTATTATTCTGTTCAATCTTTATGTCATTATTTGTTCCGTCCAAGTCTCCACCCCAACTTTTACCCGAACCCCAATAGGAAACCCAACTAATTGTATTGTTGTTTCCTACTTGATCAAAATCAAGTGTGTTATCATCATGAGCCATAGACAAGTTGACAGCATTGTTATTACCGTCTTGGTTGATGGTTATTGTTGTATCATCACTGGCAGTAATCTGTTCTATGAACACACTGTTGTCAGCGTGTGCAATACTACTCAGACTGATAGATAACAATATTATTAGTAGTTTCGTCATCTGTCGTTATCTCCGGCACAGGTATTCCACCTTGCGTTAAATTGATTACATAACCCCAATCTGCATTTAATTTTAAATGAATATTACTTGATCCAACCTGTCTAATTATTTCTAAACGAGAACCATCACGAAGCGTATTGACTTGAGTTGATTTGTTGAACCCACTTGTTCTTCCGTCTACCATTTCTGATTGTGCGGTCAATGAAATCAATTGGTCTAGTACATTCATCAACAAATCTACATCTAAAGGATTAATGTCCAATTCAGTAAATTGTAATTCATCTTCATCAAGCTGGTTCTTTTCCAACTCTCTATATTCTAAAAAGTCTATATCCAGTAAATTTTTTAGACTATTAGAATTTCTGACTATCTCTATAAGTTTTTCTTTAGGTGGTTTAATTATTAATAAGTTGTTAATCTGGTCTAACGTCAAATCAAGTATAACTGGTTTAGTTGGTACACTCTCACCATTTGTGACTAGTGTGGATTGAAATGCTTGATTAAGAATGACTTGACCAACATCACTTTCTACTGAAATTTTACCCACCGTTCCATCTGCATTGGGAAGTAGGATAACCAAAGATTTTCCTACCTCATCAACTGTCATACTAAACGCAGTTCCAAGCACACCTATTCGTGCAGTTGGAGTGCGAATATCAACATTTTGAGCATTTAGTTTTGCAATATTACCACTTGCATATCTAACTGTTCCCAATGCAACATTCATTATAAGTTTAGACCCACCTTTATTATTTGGGTCATACACAAAGTCATCTATCACTAACGAACTGTGTGAGCTTATTGCGACATTTGTATCATCTACAAATTTGATACCAACGTCACCGCGACCAGTTCGAACATTGTCTTTAAACTCAATCTTCGAACCTTTTTGTAGATCAGATTTTTCGCCTGATCTTTCCACAGAAGCATTCCCTTCTTGTTTAACTACATCTCCTATCGCACTATAAACACTACCAGTAATAAGAAATAGACTAATCGTCCATAGTAATTGTAACATTATGTCCCGACCCAACTGTTGTCATATCAACTGTTCCATCGTATGCTCCACCTTGAGTTATAGAAAACGTACTTGAAGAACCAGTGTGATGTAGAGTTGTGTCTTGGTCAGCCGCACCAGTATGTGTTGATGTAATGGTATTGCTGCCACCAATTGCTGTAATGTTTGTTATCTTCTTATCATCACCTAACATTGATGCAGTACTGTTTTCATTAATGGTTATAGTGTTGCTGTCACCAGTTGCGACTAAATCAATGTCTGCATCACTGGAGGCTGCACTATTGCCCACATTAACTGTTGTGGTGTTTTGACTACCAGTAATAGTTTGAATAATACTGTTGTCTGCTGACGCAGAGTTAGCACCAACCGAAACAGTAGACGTATTACTGTTACCCTCTTGTTTAAGTGTGAATGTTTGTGTCGCACCCACAACAGAAGCTGCAATGGTATTTGTATTACCAATTTGATCAACGTCCAATGTTTGAGTATCACCTGTTAAAGTAACGTCCGTAGTTGAATTACCAAATTTATTGGTCTGTCCATCTTGATTGATGTTTGCAGTAAGACTTGCACCCGACTGCGTAATGTATACATCACTCGCATAACCCACACTCATCATAACAAAGTAAGCGAGAACTGTAAGTATGCTAGCTTTCATTTAGTTGTCTCCTTATTTAAACTTCCATAGTTCCTTTTTTATTCCTTCTTCAATCATCTGTCCTACACAGTGTTCGATTGCTTTTCGAACTGCGTAAGACGTAGACTCATTTTCGGTTGCACCAGCTTCAACTTCCACCAACTTAGTACCCACATCTAAAAATTTAAAAACATTCATACCAACCTTTGTACTTAGTATGGTTTTTTGAGAGCTTACTGCAATCAAAACTTCGCCAGTTTGTACCGATATTAATCTTAGTGCAACCGATACCATATCTCTGCGGTATTCGTCTTGAATACCTATTCCTAAAGCCCTTGCACCAATACCACCAGTTTCGGTATTAGAGTCATAACCAACAATCCCACCAGCTGCTATAACACCAGCAAACAATAAAGGTCTAGTTTTCTCTGCTTTATCTCCTTCATAAGTACTTCTCGTATTTCTTATGATTTGCCGTTCTTTTAATAACTGGTCTAATTGCATCCTTTCTACAACTGTGAACCACTTTCCATTTCCAGCAGATTTAAGTGCTTGTACTAACCACGTTCCTGCTCCTTGTGTCACAGCTGTGCTTAGAGAAGCAAGATTGTCGCTAGGCTTCCTCTGTCCTGTTTGATCAATAAATTGATAAACAGCTATTTCCACCTTCCTTTCGGGAGGTGCAAAATCTTTTAATTTTTTCACCATCGGAAATGATGTAGATGTTGGTCGTTCTATTCTTTCATATGTAGCACAACCAACTAAACTAAAAAGTAAAATCGCCGATAGGAACTGTAATAACCGTTTCGCTTGCATTTGCATCCACTATTGTTAATGTTACGTTATCCGTACTTTTAGCGTAACTAATTGTTGTACCTTCAAATGTTACTGTGCCTTCATTTTCAGAACCTTCACCAAACATATTATCTACAAGTTGTTTAGATAACTGGGCATAAATTCTTGATTCTACATTTTTCATAAACTTTGAAAGATTTGTATTAGCTGCATCTCTTATTGCTTCTCTTTCTGCAGCTTCTCTTTTTTCTCGTATTGTTTTTTTTCTAGAATGTTCTTGGTTTTCAATTGTTAATACATGGGAACTATATCCGCTCCCACTAAAAGCTGGTGACTTCCACTGATGAGTCAAATCGTTTGCTCTAGCATATTCTGCAACGTGCATACACAAAAATATTGATAATAAAATAGCTATTTTAATTTTAAAATTAAGTGCTCTATTTATTTTCATTTTGCCTTTCCCCAGATAACGCCTTTTCGTTACTAATTTTTTCTGCTTGTTCTTGTATTTCCTCTTGCATTTTATCTTTTTCTCTATACTCTAAAACTACCTTTACCTTTTGTTGTAACCGTATCATATCATTGTCTAACATACGATTCTGATCAATACATTTTATAAGAGCTAAATGCATCGCATCTATCTCTGGTTGAATGTTATTACTAATAAACTGCCATATGTAGAATATAAAATATCCCATACCAACAGCCATAACAACTGGAAATCCAAATTCAGCAACTAAACCAGCTGCATTTTCCACTAGTCTCTCCTCACATCTAACTTACCATCTTCTTTAAAGTTTTCAGCTCTAGAAATGCGTTCAATGTCGGGTGTTACTCCTAAAGCAGAACTGACCAACAAATCAATTTTTATAAGTTCATTACAACCCACTCTAGCACGATCCTCAAGCATTTTACAAAACATGGTTAAAGTTTTTATTTGGTCGATTATACCTTCTAGTATTTGTTTTAATACCATAAAAATAAAAAATCCCATAATTATTGCGACAGCAATAGGGACACCAACCTCTGCAATTAAAGTAAATACATCCACATTTATGACCTCGTATTATCACTATTTATAATAATATCTATACTGTGAAAGTATTTAGCTTTTATATGTTGTCTATATACCACTCCAAATAGACATCTTCATGAAGTATTTCGTAACTATTGCAGTAACCATAAGTTTTTATGTGGGTGTATACAGATTTTGGAGCGTGTTCTTCGACCATTGATTTCCAAAACCTAATTGGTTCTACTGTACAATGTGCGTTATCTCCATTTGGAAGGATTGTATTGGCAGGTCTGGTGCATATTCCAAGAAAAACAAATCGTTCTGCTCTGGAATAAATGTTATGTAATGTCTCAGGTATTTCTTCTTTGGGTACATGTTCTAATACATCTGTAGAAAAAACTCCATGAAAAGGCCCATCTGGCAGTTCTTCAAATTCTGGAACTGCTGGGTCATATAAAGCAGGCATCACTCCAAGTTGCTCGTGTTGTTTCCATTCAGAATATTGTAATCCTTTACCACAACCATAGTCAAGTAAAGTTTCTGCTTTAGTATCTTTTACCAAATCGTTTATATGTCTTAGTTGTGGTCTAAGACTGTTGCCAGGAAAGTTTTGTTCTTCTTGTGCGTGATACTGTTTGTATTCTTCAATAAAGTTCATCTATATTATATTCCTTTGGTAACATTTGATGCAACTTAACAAAGTATTCTGCATCAACCACTACTAGAGGTTTTTGATTATTTCGTTTTATAAAAACTACTGGCTCGTAATCTCCAGAGTTGGATTCTGCTTGTTCGTATGACTTCCACACATTAAGTGATTCTTGATTTTTACACTCAATAGAATATGGAAACTTTTCTCTTGCAGCTCTTGCCATAATAAGGTCTTCACCCTGAGAACCCATACTACGAGATTCAATATCTTCTCTATGAATATCTAATGTTTCAATTAGTTGGTCACGAACCCACTGTTGAAACTTACGACCTTTAGCTTTCGCTGATGATGTTTTCACCAATGTCTCCACGCATTTGCTATAATAGCACAACAAGTAATAATATGTAGTATGAACCAAAAAGTTCTAATTGTGAGATGTATGTAGTCATCTTTTTTATCATTATCATAAGCACTACTTCCCATTGCTTTACACCAGTAACGCCATATTTTATTCAGCATTATTATATTCCTATTTACTCGTCATCTTCCCATAATGGTGGAACAACCTCATCTTTGTTTTCTTCAGACAATTCTGCACCACAAAAAACACAATACTCAACACGATAATAATTTTCGTCCATAATGTGAGCAACTTTAAATTCTGCATCACATTCATTACAAACAATTAATTCGTTAAGCATACGGCCACCTCATTTTCTTCTCCATATGCATCATCCCAATTACCAGACAATCCTGCTACTTCATATTCTGTAACACGATTTTCAAAAAAGTTAGTGTGGTCTGCACCATTCAAAACCCACTCTAGCCAAGGTAAAGGATTTTCTTTTACCTTAAAGTTAGTCTTTAAACCTAACTGTAATAATCTTCTGTCTGTTATATACCTTATATATAATTTTACTTCAGACGCTTCTAGACCATCAACATTTCCTAACTTATATGCAAGGTCAACAAACTTATCTTCTAGTTTAACTGCAACACGAGCCATCTCGTATATACTTTGTTTAAATTCATCATCAACTACTTTGGGGTGTTCAACACAAAATTGACGAAACAGTTTTGCATTTCCTTCGACATGCATAGACTCATCACGAATAGACCATTCAACAACTTTGCCCATACCTTTCATTTTACCGAACCTTTGAAAGTTCAAAAGCATAACAAATGATGCGAACAACGCAACACCTTCATTAAATACAGACTTTGCAAGTGCAAGACCTAAACCCTTCATACTATTATTATCAGACTCTTGCATAAACTCAATCTTATCAACCATTACTTTGTATTCTAGAAACGCATGATACTCGCTGTCTGGTAGTCCTAGTGTTTCGTTGAGTAACGCATACGCACGTTGATGAATACCTTCTCGGCCTGCAAAAGAACCAAGCATATTACGCACTTCATTATTCTTAAACTTAGGAATAAACTGGTCATAGTAGTTCTGACCGACTGCAACATCTGACTGTGTAAACAAACGTAAAATGTTTGTGACATATTCTTTTTCAATATCTGTGACCTTACCAGACTTCCAATCTGAAACATCATCAGACAAATCAAGCTCATCTTCTATCCAGTGTGCTTTCTCATGGCGTGTGGTAATCTCTACTGCCCAAGGATAATGAAATGGTTTATAGGTTTCACTAAATTGCATCAGTCCACCACCACTACGTTTTCTTAATAGGTCATCACCAATTTTCATCAACTCTTCATACCCACCGATATGTTTATCGTCAATAAAAATTTGTGGCACAGAATTAATTCTGCGACTTGGCAACTCACCAACAATTTCTGTTGCACCATTAATGGTTTGATAGAACGCAAGACGTTCTTCTTCATTGTCAATTAAATCTTCTACATATTCAAAAGAGTGTTCTTTGAGCCAATTTTTGGCCATTGAACAAAATGGACATTCTGATTTTGTTACTATTCTTATCCCTGACATTATTTTTTCGTCCTCTTTTTTGGTTTATACATCATACCTTCAACATATCCTTTTGGTGGTTCACCGAATATGTAAAGATTTTCTGTTTCGTTATTATACCACTTACGTCCTTTAACCCATGAGTTCCCTTTGAAGTTATGTTTCTCTGGGTGTGTATGTGCTGGGTTATTTTTTTTCATCCTTTCGGATGCTTCTTTTCTAGCCTGTTCCCCCATAATATTAGGTTTCAACTCACCAGATGCAAACTTTGCAAGTTTAGTCTGCCTCATCTTCTCCACAGTTTCTGGGTTGTGCATAGGGTTGTTCTGTTTCATTCTTTCAGAACATTCCTTATACACTGTCTCACTAATATATCCACTATTATGCACAGCATCATCAGGAATATCTATTGAGCCCATTTTTTTAGTTCTTCTAACCAATCATCCATAATCGTTCTCCTTACGATTATTTATGAAATCACTAACCTTGACACGCAACACACGATTCTTGATCCGTGTCCATTGCTTGAGTTTCATAGTCCTTCAACGCATCACGAACTATTTGTGTGGATACGTTTTCTGCTTTGTTTGATGTTTCTGTTCTTAAATAATACATTCCTTTGCAACCAAGTTTCCAAGCGTTGTAATGCACCTCATGAAGTTCTGCACGTTTAGCACCAGACGCAAAAAATACATTCAAAGATTGTCCCTGACATAAAAACTGTTGACGATCTGCAGCCATAGATATGATTTCATTTTGGTTAATTTCAATTGCTGTTTTAAATATACTTTTCACTTCATCTGACAAATATTTTAAGTGTTGAACTGAACCACCATTAGTAATAATAGAAGTCCATGCTTTAGTGTCATTTCTGCCCACCTTTTCTAATTCTTCTTCAAGGTATTTGTCTTTGACCAAATGAGAACCAGCTCTTGTCCTGTGTGTGTATGCGTTTGCTTTACTTGGTTCGATAGATGGTGATGTTCCACAAATAATCGAACTGTTTGCATTAGGAGCAATCGCAAGTAGATGTGAGTTACGCCGACCTGTTCCTTCCATGTCTGGACACTCGCCACGTTCTTCTGCTAATTGAACTGATTCTATAACTGACTCTGTTTTAATGTAATCAAAAATTTCAATATTTTTTTCTTTTGCAATGTCCGACTCAAAAGGAATACGATGTTTATGTAAATAGGAATGCCAACCCATTGCACCAAGACCAAGCGACCTTTCTTGTTCAGCAGAATATCTTGCACGACTTATTTCATCACCGGCATGTTCAATAAAAAATTGAAGCACATTATCTAAAAATCGAACAAGGTCACGAATCATTGGAGTATTTTTCCACTCGTCATACTTTTCTAGATTGACAGATGATAAACAACATACAGCTGTGCGGTCATCAGCAGTTGGTAAATGTATTTCATTACATAGATTAGACCCATGAATTTTTAATCCTTTGTCCTTCATGGTTTGTGGTAATGCACGATTAACAGTATCAATAAAATTTAGATAGGGTTCACCTGTGCGATAACGAGTTTCTAAAACAGTCTCCCATATTTTTCTTGCACGAATACTATCACGCACCGTCTGGTCATTAGGATCAATCAAATCCCACATTTCATCTCGTTCTACTGATCGCATAAACGCATCACTAATATTGACTGCATGGTGTAAATTTAAGTTCTTGCGATTAACATCTCCTGTAGGAATACGCATGTTTAGAAACTCAACAATATCGGGGTGTGATATATCCATGTATGCAGCATACGACCCCTTACGAGTCTTACCTTGACGATAAGCCGTCATATCAGCGTCTACCGTATGTATGAATGGCATTGGGCCTGGCGCCTTATCTGACACCGCACGAACATCACTCCAATGTCCACCGACACCACCACCCTTAACTGACAACCAACGCAGTTCAGCAGAATGATCAATAAGACCATCTAATGAATCGGGAACATAGGTTAAAAAACAAGAGATAGGAAGAGCCCTTGTTTTCTCATTAGGAAGTGGTGCATTAGATAACACTGGTGATGCATACATAAACCAACCATCACTAGCGTAGTTATAAATTCTTTGTGCTAATTCATAATCTCCATAACAATATGCAACTGCAGCTCTCGCGTATGCCTGCTGTGGTGATACCTCATCTTCTAATTGATAATAATCCTTTAATAATTTTTTTGCCTGATCTGATATGTTGTTGTCTTTGGTTCTTTCTATGCTGATGTTTAAATATTTTTCTTCCGAGTCGAGGTATACGATTTCAGCAGATTTCATTTTGTTTATAACTCCTTTTTATATATCCCCAAGTATCCTCTTAGGTGCGGTTGCAAGTTTGTGTAAAAAAGTGTGTCTTTAAGTTCCACACATTTAAATCCAAAACCAGAGTAAAATCCCTCCAGTTGTTTCTCATTAAAACGATATGGCCCAGAATGAGTAGACGGATTAAATCTAGCTTCATACGGACTTAGTACTTTTAAAATAATATAACTATCGTCATGTGTTATATTACCTATCATTTCAAAATACTTGTGTCGTGTTTCTTTTAAATGAAATAAGTTGTGTATTAACCCTCTGTCTATAATAACATCATATTTTTCTGTCAGTTTGCTTTGTAGTGCATCATCTAAAACAAAATTATTTAATTTGTATTCTAGTGCATTTACTACATCTGTTCCTGTTACATCAAAACCTATTTTTTGTATGTGATATGCTTGTGAGCCATTACCACACCCAAGGTCAACAACAGTAGAACGTGGATTTAACTTTTCAAAAATTTCATCAAAGTCTTTATCAAATCCATCATAATTCCAAGGTGCTGATTTTTCATCATATTGTTTTTGAAACGCCTCTTTCATCTATTTTTTTCCATCCTGTAAATCTCAATTTAGCAGAAACACCTTCAAAAGTATTGTCTTCTATAATTTTTTGTATTTGTAATTTTGTATATCCTGACAAAATCATATCATTAATATCTTTCTCTTTCATACTGTCAGGCCACAAAACAACACTTCTTCCTTGGTTGATAGTTTTTTCTATTTGTTTAACTATCTCCTTATTTCTTGGTTCGTTATCATAGATAACTGTTAAATCACCTTGAACATTATTAAAGTCTGCTCCAGCAACTGCAATGCAATTATCTAAGAACAAACTATCTATCGGGCCTTCGACAACATAGATTTTCTTTTTCATATCTACTTTGTCTAAACCAAATATTTTATCTGCATCACTATTCAGTTTGATTGTGATATACTTAGGTATTTCGTCACCAAACGCTCTACCTTGATACGCAAACACTTCACCATCTTTATCACGAAACGGAATTAATAACCTTGGGTGATCCCCATCTAATGATGGAAATTTATTCGGTATTAATGAGTTTGTAAATTTGTAAAATGATTCGCAAAGATATAAGTCATTAAGACATTTAGGTGGTAGTTTTCGTTTTTCAATGATGGTTCGAGCTGGGTGTTTTTCTGGTAAATCTGAAATGGATTTAAGATTTTTGAGAATACCTTTTTTACGAAACACTGGGGCATTGAAATGAAACTCCGGCTTGGGGTCAACAGTTTTGACGCCACTTGAATATCTTTCCATTATATAGTCTTTATGAATTTTAGAGTCTAGATACTTGATAAGATTTCCAAGAGTTGTTCCCATACCACAATTATGACACTTGAAGAAAAGATCATTTTTCTTGCGATATACGAACCCTCTTGCTTTGGAACGAGATTTTTGGGAATCCCCACAGTAAGGACATCTAAAGTTCCACAGGTTATCACCCTTCTTTTGAAACTTTAACAGTTGAGGACTGAGAATGTTTAGGAATTTTGAATCAATATATGACATATTAGATACATCATACAGAACTGCACCATAAAAGTCAAGTACTAAAGTTAATAAATTTGTGTAATATAAACCCTATTACAATAGAACCGCCAATAAGAACGTGTCTCCATTTTTCTAAGACACCTACTCTAGCAACAAGTTCATCTTTAATTTTTTGAATTTCTTTATTTTGTTGGATATGTTGTGTAGATGCAGTTGCCATGATTTCTTTACTGTTTGTGGTAATACGAGAGTGGAGTTCGTCTATTTTAGAAGCAATTTCAGTTCGTCTATTTTCTAATGATCTTTCTGCATCTTCGATTGCTTCTTCTTGTCTTGCAATCTTTTCTTCATGCACCGCAAGCATACGATGAATAGAGTTGGAAACATCAGTTAATTTTTCAATTGCAACATCAATACGATTATGTATTTTTTGTTGATCATGTAGTTCCTTTTTAAGAAGTTTTACCTCTGTTTCCAACTCAGCCATAATGTTAGTCTTCAGATTTTAATAAAGTTATCGCACCCCACGCAATCGCAGCCAAAGCGGCATACTTTGCAAATGGGCCAAGAAATAATACCACAAGACCGACACCAATTAATGCGCCTCCGTCCCATGAACTTCTCTCTGATAATCTATCTGTAATCCAATTCATTAGCTTTTCTCCTCTAGTTGTTTTATTTTGGCTTCTAGTTCTCCGATTTTCAAGGCGACATTTGGATATTTTGCCTTCCAATTTTCCTCATCTTGTAAAATCTTCAACCCCAATTTTTTTGAAGCCCATGTCGATACATCATCAACTTTACGGTAAAACCATTTACCGAGTTTTGTATCAGCAAACCAACTATTTGTTGCGTTGCCAAGTATGCTTCCACAGATACTACTTACTAAAAAGAACCACATATTTTAACTCCTACTTAGATATCGTTTTCTGTAGGAATAATTGACCATCGACCAAAACAAACAACTGCATAGTAAGCTGCTTTTATTTTCCAATTTGGAACAGATGGACTTGCATCTTCCATTGCCATTAGAAACACATCGTCTGCAGCTTTCTTTGCAGCCGTGTAGTTATTAACCACTGTTTCTAAATCTGGGTTGTCTGCGTAATCATTTTCTGCACGATATTCTCGAATACGTTTGTATAGTAGATCGTGAATAATTGCAGCTCGAGCAATATCCCAAGGCGAGATTAACCACCAAATACCACGAGGCACACTTGCAAGGTCTGTTTCAAATCCTTTTTTGCAAGTAATTTTACTTGCTGGACATTTTACTCCAACTGACTGAAGTGCTGATTCTTCCATATCAACATTTTGATATGTAAGCGCACGTTCCAATATCCACTTTTTAGGTGGATGAAATTCTGCTGAAATTTTATTGTTGAACTTTCCCATTATCCTTTACCTCTTTTTCTTTCTCTTCTTTTGGTTTTTTACCAGTTTGTTGAAAAGTTATTGCATTTTCATAATAAATTATAATTTCTTTCTGTTGTTCTATGTATCTTTTTATTTCTGCCATATTAAGTGCAAGGTTTTCATAATCTCTTACACTGATACCATAAAATAAAAATTCTGTATTTTTGTCAATAAACTTAGCTTTAAACTCATCAAAGTTTTGTTCTGTAACCACCCAAAAATACATCTCGTTCATATCAACAGGACGAGGATTATTTTGTAATGGAATAGTTCTTTTAACTTCTACAGTTTGAACAGATATTTCTTTTAGTTTTGGCCAGACCGAACACCCACTACTCAGTAGAAGTATTGGCAATAACAGAAACAGAGCCAGTGATTGTTTCAAATTCGGCAAGTAATCTCTTTGTTGCATTGTTTATTTTTCCTTCAACCAAAGCAGGTTTTTGTTGACTTAAACGAGAAAGATCATGTTTTCTTAATTTGCCAATTAATTTATTTTTATAAACATTAGCAGCTTCAAGTCTTTTATTTAGTTCTTTAGCAAGTTCTGCATTTTTTTCAGCATCTTGCACAAGAGTATCTATGGTATTTTTTTGTGTTTGAGTTGCAATTTCTAATTTGGCTGCATTTTCCGTAAGGGTTTGAATACGTGCTTGTGTATCTTTGTAGTAAAAGTACGCACCATAAACTGCACCACCAACAAGTCCAATAACTGCAACTAATATATAAATTCTTAACATATTGTTTCTCCGTTCATCTATTTATACTTGTTCTAATGCTGTTATCACCAAGATGAAGGTAGTTTACCTACGCTAGTAGGCGTATCTAACTCTGTTAGCTGTGTATCTATGTCAGCCTTTAGCTCTGCTTCTGTTCTATCTAAAGCTGCAAGCACCTGTGTTTTACACCAATCTTTAGTCAAGCTATTAAAGGCTGTAAAGTTATCTGCATCTGCATCACCTATATTTGCTTGTCCGTAAATTGACGTAGAATTATTTGGGCTACTTGCGTCACTAACGCCAGTAATACGCCAGTGTATAGATTTAACTACGTCACTTAACGAACCCTCTGTAGGTGCTGTATCTAGTTGTACAAATTCCCATGTGTATGTATTAGCCATTGTTTTCTCCTGTTAAACTAAAAGATTATGCCGTTCAATAAAATTTTCTGGCAAAAAATTATATTCATATCGTGCTTGCTCATCTTGCAAACGCCTTACCTCTTTTGGGTCATCGCACACAATAACGTCAATATGTTCTAATCCAGAAAAAACTGCATACTGCAAGCGACACCCGCCAAACTGCAACTCGTGTTTACTGTTTACCACAATAGGGTTTACCATGCCATGCTCTGCTATATGTTTATGTATTAACTTTTGCCTTTTAAAAACAGCCCACTGCTTAGGACTTGTTGATGTTTTAACTTCACTTACCTTTAAGCGCATTTACCTGCTCCTCAAGGCTGTCAATTCTTTTAAGGGCTTCTTGTAGTGAGGCAGTTAACAAAGGCACTAATTTAGAGTGGTCAATAACTTGCATTTCTTTTCCGTCTTTTTCACCTGTTACTGCGTGTGGCACAACCTCTTGGACTTCGTGTGCAATAAAACCATCTACTGTGTTATCTGGGTCAGCTATAAAATTAAACTTTGCTGGCTTTAACTGTTTTAATTGCGATGTCGCGTCCCAAGTGTAATTGACGTTTTCTTTTAAACGATAGTCAGAAGTTGTATTGTAATATGTTATTGAACCAGTTGAACCTGTAATTGACCCAATAAGCGAATTACTAGTGTTATAAAAAGCCATAAAATAATTGTTAGTGCCGCCTTTGAGAGCAACTGCTGTTACAGAGCCTCCAGTAACTTGTAGGGGTGCGGTATCACTAGCAATAGTACTGGTTGAGTTAATTAAAACTTGTCCACCTGCAGCAATACGCATACGTTCTGCGTTGCTGGTGTCAAACACCAACGGAATCGCAGTAATAGTTGAAACATTAAGCCTATCGCTTGCACTGCGTATCTGTGAGTAACGTGTCGCACCGTCATTGCTGAAGAACGCCGTAATGTTTAAATTGTCAGCAGAACGGCCTCTGAGGCCTGCTCCAACAGCCGTAGAAGAAGATGCCACTACATCTAAGGGCTGAGAAGGCGAACTCGTCCCAATCCCTACGTTACCACTGGAGTCAATACGCATACGTTCAGTTGCATTAGTAGTAAACATTACTGGCGCATTATCACTGTTACCAACAACCAATCCTGCACTTGTTCCGTATCCTCCTCCTTTTTCAGCAAGGACAAATTGAGCATTGGTCGGTACACCAGAAGCTGCTGAGGCCGCGTTATATCCTAAAACCAATCTGTGATAGTTTGATGCGTCACCGTTTCTAATTGCAAAGTCTCTATTAAAAGTAGAGCCACCAATATCTTGTATTGTTAATGGGTTCTCAGCCGTAGTTGTACCTATACCTACGTTAGTTGTACCTGTGGGTATACTTAGAACCGTAGCATCAGCATCATTCTTAATTGTTACATCTGATGTTGAACCTTGTCCTGTAAGTATTAACCCTTCAGCAGATGTGTAGCCTACTGCCGCCGCATTTCCAGCACTTGTGTCTCCAGCTTGGCTTATGTCATTGGTTAATATTGTGCCTGTGGTTGCAGGCAAGGTCAGCGTTCTAGTCCCTGCTTCATCGGGTACTGCTAGCGTTACTGCGCCTGATGTTGCTCCGCTTATAACTACGCTACCCATCAGCTTCCCTTTCTCATGTGTGTGTTAGCCATAATTACTCCTCTTTTAATGGTTCAGTAATTACCTTACCATGCTCGTCTGTCCAATCTACCTCATACATGTGAGGGTCTTGCCTTTCGCCAATCACTAACCACGAAATTGTGTCTGTGCATGTATTGTCTTGTGCATTAATTGTTAACAGGTTGCCTGATACAGAGCCTTTAACAGCAGTCCAACCTGTCTCATTTGTTGTAAAGCATTGTATATCACGATTAAGTGCAACAAACGTACCATCTGTCATGTTTGAAACAGTATCTACATTTACTGTCGCTGTACCATTTACTAAATTAATTTTACCGCGATAAATATTATCTGCTTGCGCTCCCTCTACAAATGAGTGCGCTAAATAATGGGTATCTTTTTTAGACTCAAGCGGGTGGTCAATCTTAAAAGAACCAGAGCCTTTTGATAGTGCGCCCCCGACTGAAACATTGCCACCACTTAGCTTTAAGGTATTTGTAGCACAACCCTCATTTATAACAACAGGGAAACTTCCAGTATCTCTGTCGTTTATCACCATAGAGCCTGTTGCTATTGACTGCGCTCCGTCAGACCTAACTTGAAAGCCGTAGCCAGCGTTGCCATCTTCAAAAATTATTTCTGCGTAGCTGTTTGATACAGTCGTTGAAACTTTAGCGGTGGTTGCTCCACCACTAGAAATTTCTACAAGGCTATCTGGGGCAGTTGTACCTATACCAACCTTGCCATCACTAGTAATACGCATGGCTTCGGAGCGTTGAGGTTTGAAAATTGCCTGACCAAGACCATCAATAGTAAAAACAGGAAAATAACCAGTGCTTGACCCGTTCCAACCCATAGCACCTTCAAGAATAAAAGCACTATCAGCCGCCCACCTATTCTGAACAGCTAGCCCATTATAGGTATCGGAGTCTTGTTCATTAACAACTCTTGCCGCCCAAACACCTGATGTTGGACCTGATATGTTTCCGTTACCTGCAAGTAACACATCTAAAGTAGAAGCTGGCGAAGTTGTACCGATCCCAACCTTGCCATCATTTGATATACGGACGCGCTCTGTAGCATTTGTATCAAATATTAGTGCGGTGTTGGCTTGATTGCTTATACGTCCGGCGGTGTTAGTAGCAAATCTTAACTGAGTTTCAGAGCTAGAATTACTAGTTATCTGTGCCGCAGTAAATCCCGCATTATATATTTCAAGCTCTGTCGCAGGACTAGTCGTCCCAATACCTACGTTAGTTGTTCCTGTCGGTATGCTTAATACTGTTTGGTCGGCATCATTCTTAATGGTTACGTCTGAGGTAGTGCCTTGTCCAGTAAGGATAAGTCCTTCTGCGGCTGTATAGCCAAGACCTGCATCATCGCCTGCTGATGTATCTGAACCGTTTAATATTAAAGCCATCAGCCTGCCTCCAGTGCGGTTATTCTAGCTTCAAGTTCTTGTATTGTTTTTACCAGTAATGGTACTAGTTTGCTTTGATCTATGCCTTGATGAATTGGTTTGCCATCACTATCTACCGCATCTTTTTCGCCTGTAATCGCGCTAGGCACAACGCTTGATACTTCATGGGCAAGAAAACCATCAACAGTTCCTTTTTCTTGGTCTGTAATAAAATTAAACCTTGCTGGCTTCAACTGTTTTAGTCTTGTTGTAGCGTCCCAA